TTTATCGAAAACAATTTCAATGAGGCTGATTTTGAACAAACGACTGTAGGCAAGCAGCGGGTCGAAGTGCGCAAAGAATACTCTGAGAAAATCAGGGCGGCGCCGGCAGAGAAACTTATTGCGGCGCATCGTGATAACGTACATAAAAATATGTGGTTTTTGATTGACGAATTGAGGCCGGAAATACAGGCCCTATTGGCCGCTGACAAGCAGAAAGGCGATTTATGAAATTCCAGAAACACTACCAGTATGTTACTGAATATAAACAGACATCGAGCAATCAGCACGGCATACGCTACCGAATGGTTGGGGATAAACGTATATCGGCAACAAAGTATTCGGCAAGTGTAAACGATATGGCGGGCTTGCAAAATTTGGCGGCCCTAAGCGATAGTCTGGATGCACCGCTGAGATACGATTATTCCGCAAACCCGCAAGAAGTTTCTATCGAACTGGTCAGTTTGGAACAACTAAAGAAAATAATCGAAAGCTAACCAGGCTATGTTTGTGAAAAGATAGTTGATAGGCAAGGAGATTGATATGGACATAGATGGCTACCCGGAAGAATGTGAACTACAGAAAATCAGGGAGTGGGACACGGATTTCAAGGGGCTTATGGGTTATATCCGGGAACGATGGAAATATGCCCATTCTGGATTTTGGAAAGAAGAACTTGCTGGTGATGTTTATCATTTATCAACGGCGGGTTGGTCCGGGAACGAAAGCATTATTGAGGCTTTGCGCGAAAATATACTATTTTATTCAATGTGTTGGCAAAGGTCCGAACGCGGGGGACATTATATTTTTAGAGTAAAGCATTAGAGATGGCAAGCGCGGCACAAAGAAAAGGTAAAGGCTACGAAAGGCATATTGCAAAGCTGTTGTCAAGGGCTTTTGATTGTAATGTGCGGCGTGTGCCTTGTTCCGGTGCGCTTGATATAAAAGGGGACCTGCGCAACCTGGACGGGGTACTTGCCCCCTATGTAATCGAGTGCAAGAAACAGGAACACTTGAACATTTGGGATTCACTTCGGCAGACATTTACACAGGCCGGATATAAAAAAGGTCTTTTAATTTTCAGTCGAAACAATGAGCGGGACTATGTGTGTCTCGATTTGAACGATTTTATCGAATTACTACAGTCAGGAAAGGAGTAACAAAATGAAAAAAGTATTGTTGTTAATTGTAATGTGTGCAGGGCTGTCGCTCGTAGTGGCTGGCTGCATAAGTACGAAAGACCCCGTAACCGGGCAAACACAGACTTCGCTTGACCCGAACACTGTGGGGCAGGTTGAGCGGGCGGCAGAGACGGCAATCGGCATACTGGGGCTATTGGGGATTGTCTGGCCTTTTCTTTTGCCGGTAGCAACGGCGGGCGGTGCGGTATATGGAACCTGGAAAACTGTCAAACCTAAATTGGTGACGGCACAGACCCAAAGCCAGATGTATTACAGCGCAACGGCTTCAATCGTACAAGGGATTGAGGCATACAAGGCAGCCAACCGCGAACAGTGGGACAACCTTGAAGGGTATCTGGCGGAAACCATAGGCCCGAAGGCCGAGAACATTATCCGGGCCTTGAGGAAACTGCCTGCGAAAGAATAATTATACGTACGCGCCCCGTCCGGCCTGTTGCTGCTAAAGGACTTGGCGGGGCGCATTGGCAAAGGTAAATGATATGAAGGCTATACGGGTATATAAATCAGAATTGTCAGAGTTGGTATGGCAAAAACTGGCTAAAGAATATGATTTGCCGCCGGACAGCATTGGTGTTTATATCGCTGTTTGTGAACCTATTCCGAATCCAGAGTTTAGTTGGGGACCGATATGATTATAAGGCTGGACGGTTAAGTCGCCAGAATCCATTTTAAGGCCTCTGGCTGGCCCTGTGTTGCGACTTTGTCCTATTGGCGGGAAAACCCCCCCGCACTTGAAATTATCTCGGTCATTACGGGCACTTTATTGACCTTGCCGGGCCTTCTGTAGTATGAAGTTGGTCAACCTGTTTGAATACGTTGCCAGTCTCAATATCAAGTGCCCAAAGTAAGCTGAGCATTGCCCAGCCATTTGGCCGCCTGAGTTTGTAACCCTCGATTAGCGTTGTCTTTGATTGCCCGCGCCAAGCGTAATCCGGCTGGTTCTTCTTTGAGGATGTTGGCAGCGTCAGCGTGCCAGTCGTTAATTATCTGGTTTGTTAATTTGAGGATTGATTCTATTGTGTTCATTTTTCCTGCTCTTTCTGCGGCTGTGCCGCTAATAAGCAAATTCATTCAGATATACAGCTTCAGCCAAACTATCATTCATATTTTGCAACTGCACTAAAGCATCGGCGTTGTGAGTTTTATATGCAATCTGTATTTGCTGTTCATTTATGCTTTGCCGGCGGCGCAATTCCCTAAGAGTGTACCTGCGTAAATGGCCAACCCAATCATTGCGCACTGTCATTTTTTTAACCCTTTCTGCGGCTGTGCCGCTATCTCGGTAAAATCATCTGCTTTATCTTCTCTCCAGCCTACGATAGCTACGGCTATTGCTTGCCTGCTGATAAATTCTCCGCCTCCACAAATTATAAGCGCAGATATAGCATTTAAGTATTCTATCAGGCGGTAATCCAGCAAGTCTGGTTCTGTTTCCAACATTTTAGCCGCTATGCGGCAATGCTCGTTATCATAATTAAGGCCCATAATCTTATATCCCTTTCTGCGGCTGTGCCGCTAAAGAAGACTCATAGACAATATCTGATTAGTTTTTTCATTGACTCTGCCGTATTCCCGCCATTCCTTTGTACCGTTTTGATGATAGATAATTTCGCCGCATAGCAATATATCAGGATTGGTCTTGTCGTGCCGTTTACTGCGGCGTATGCGACAGGCCGTGTGGCAACATTTACAATTTATATAATCAGCCATTTTACCTGCCCTTTCAGTTAAGGTTAATAATCTTACGGGCTGTGCCCGGACTCGAACCAGGCCGGGCAGCCTAAACACCCATAATCGTTAAATCATAATCACCGTAGGATTCGCCGCGAATCTGATTGATAATCGCAGTGGCGGTCGGATTGCATAAGATTTCTCGTCCGAAACAGCTTGAGAAAACGTATACAGGGTAGCCAGTTACGGCCGCGAACCAGTCCGGCAAATCATCGGAGCCGAAACAGTTGAAGACGGCATCCTCATTTTTGAATTCGTAGCAACTGAAGCCGTCTCCGAGAAAGTTCCCGTAAACTTGGCAGAGTTTTTGTGCGAATTCCGGGAGTGTTCTGGCTTCGCGGCGTGCTTTTTCTTGCCCTGCCCGCGTACATTGCGGGCCATAAATCCAAATTGCTTTGTACCGTGCCATTTTTTTACCCTTTCAGTTAAGGTTAATAATCTCAAAGGCTGTGCCCGGACTCGAACCGGGCTAAAGCCGGTCAGCCTGTTAGGCATTCTGCCGATTTATCCAGTCTAATAATTCGTCTATGGTTTTTTTCATTGGCACGTTGGGGTGGTTCATTCCGTTTACTTCCCCCATTGTGCCGTTCTTATATTTGCCAGTATCAGTAGTATTATCCACAAGGACAATTTCGCCTATATCGAGATTAACTGGCCTGAAATCTATACTCAAGCAGTTACCTTTCTCAAAACGGTTTTTGTTAGTCACTTCTTTTTTGTAGAAATGTAGGGCTGTGTGTGAAGTTAAGCCAAAAGGCCCTAAAATCTCATAATACCGGTCAGGCATTTTTTTTACAAGTAACTCAGCGATAGGTTGGAGTATCTCATCAATCCAGTTTATAGGATCCAATCGTGTAAGTTTGTTTTTGAGCCTTTTAATTTGATTTTCGCGCTGGGTTATCCTGTTGTTAATTTTACCGCGTTTTTGCTCATAGTTTTTCTGTTTTTGCACGTAATCTCCAAGAATACTTTTTACAGATACCATTTACCTGCCCTTTCATAAATAAAACAAGCCCGCCTGTGCCGCGCTGAAGACTGGACTCGGCTAAAGTCAGAATTGCAACGCAGACACAAGGCGAGCTTGTTGGTTGATATTGGATTGTGTTTTTAGCCGAGTCCATAAAATTTTTACCTCTCTATCTATTATCGTCCGAAACAGCCAAAAGTCAATAGCAAATCCGAAAAAAGGCTGAAAATCATTGTTATTGGCCTGAAAACGCAGAAAAACAGAGAAATAAAATAATCACTGGACACTTGGCTAACAGCACCTGTTGAAGAAAAACAACAAATATGTAAAAAGATGTTGACAAAAATAAACAGATGATATAATTGTATGGCATGGCAATTCATAAACGACAAAAAAAAGTTGCAGTACAACGCAAAGGCGCGCAGAATGTGATTGATGCGCGGATCAGAGCAAAGGTTTTTAGGCTTGCGTGGAGCCTGATTTTGGGCCATAAGAAGTAGTTTTTAGTGCTTCAAGAAGGGAATTATATGGCGAATAAAGCCAAAAAACAGGTTGCCAAGTTGACGCTCCGGCGAAAGCGGTTCTGCGAATTATATGCTACAGATAGGGAGTTCTTCGGCAATGGCGTACAATCATACGGTGAGGCCTATGACATTGACGTGAGCAAAAAAGGGGGCTACAACACCGCTAAAGTCAATGCCCATAAGCTACTAACAAGCACTAACGTTTTAGCCTATATCAATGATTTGCTTCAGGTGACCCTTAATGAGGAGCATGTTGATAAACAATTAGCTTTTCTTATAACCCAAGATGCCGATTTTGGCTCGAAGCTGGGGGCAATCAGAGAGTATAATGCCCTCAGGCAGAGAATCACAAAGAAGCTCGATGTAAGCGGGCAGGTAACTTTGGCGCAGGCTATAAGTGGAGTTGTAAGTGGAGACAGCGACAATAAGCAAGGCTGATGCAGAGGCGGCCCAGGAATTGGTTACACGCGGCCAGCAGGACTATAACTGGTTTATGACCCACGCATTAGACGTCCAGCCTGAGCACCTCTGGTCGAAGATGTGCGAAGTCAATGATTCTGTGCGTGATAACGAGCGTACAGCCGTACAGGCGGGGCACGGTGTGAGCAAAACTTACGGGGCGGCGCGGATTGCGTTGACATTTTTGTATTGTTATTGCCCTTGCACAGTGGTAACTACCGCACCGAGCGGACATCAGGTCAAAAACCTACTTTGGCGTGAGATAAGGACGGCTCACAGTGGCGCCCGGATTCCGTTAGGCGGCAAGCTGACCGCGACTATGCTTGATATGCAGCCTGCGACAGGGCGGATATGGTATGCCGTAGGTATTTCGACACGCCAGGACACGATTACTCAAGAGGCCACAAAGGTACAGGGCATACACAATGAGCACGTGCTGATTATACTCGATGAGGCAGCGGGCATATTACCAGAGATATACAGGGCGATAGAGCACATCGGCGCACCGTTTAAGCGGGTGTTAGCTATAGGTAATCCCACAAGCAAGTACGGCGACTTTGCAGCGGCCTTGCGTGACCCGACCTGGAACCGGATACAGATTTCGGTGAAGGATACACCGGTATATCAGACGGGCGAGCAACTTATACCAGGCGTTTATGGCCGTGACTATGAGCAGCGGATTAGGCTCAAGTATGGGGTTGATTCGGATGAATACAGGGTGCGTGTTGAGGGCGGCATATCCGAGAAGGGAGCTGAGGGTGCATACTACGGCAAGAAGATGGCCGAACTTGAGAAAAAGGGCCGGTTCCTTGATTACCTTGACCATAACCCGAACTATCCGGTATATATCATTATGGACCCTGGCTATACAACCGCTATTGGTTTTATGCAGGTGATTGAGACCAATGTTAATTTTATCGATTATTACGAGGATAGCGGGTTAAGTATTGCAAAGTACGTTGAGTTATTTGATGCCCGTAAGTTAGAACGTGGGTACCGTTACGCAGATATATTTGTGCCGTGCGATATGGATAGCAACGCAACCAGGATAATCACGGGTGAGACGGCGATTGAAACCCTGCGGCAGTTCCATTATTTGCCGAAGGCATTACCTCGTGAGCACCGGGTAAACGAGGGTATCGAGCGGACACGGCAGTTTCTTGACTGCTGCCGGTTTGATAAGGTTCGATGTGCCAGGCTGATTGAGTGCTTGCAGGGATACCACGAACGTATCAATCGGCAAATGAGCACAGAGGACAATCCGGTGTTTACCGGTGTGCCGGAAAAGGATGGTACAGACCATGCGGCGGATATGATGCGCTACGCTTCGGTAGCCGTAAAAAAATGCGGCAGAGTGGGTATGACGGCAGAGCAAGCCAGGGAGCTTGCAGACCGGCACAGAAAACCTTTGAATTATGGGTAGAGATAAAATGAGGCAAACAGTGCCATGAGGCAAACAGTGCCATTTGACCCAGCAAAACAATACATGGATTTTATGACAGTCGAGGACTTAACTCCGGTGACTGAAAATGCGGCAAGAAAAGAACTTCAAAGAGGGATAGATTCTTTTATACCGAGCGAATTTCAGGAGAGAATAAAATGGGTCATAAATTACTGGCCGGCAGCAACTATAAGAGTCAAAGATGATAATTATGAGATGCTGGGACTTACCAGGGCGGATATTGGAAAGGTGCGTGAGGTGAAGGCGCATTGGACTATAGCTTGGAAATTAGGACCTGTCCGCAAGGCACAGTTGGGAAAATTTTGTGATGGACTCTAAAATAAACTTGACAACTGCTGAGACGCTTGGCATAAGTGTTAGTAATGCGGAGTTTCGCATGCTCAAGAACCTGCGAAGATTGGCTGCAGAAGTTGTGTATGGCACGCTGGAAGTTACTTTTCACGTGCATAATTCAGAGTTAAAGACCGGGGAAGTTGGTAAGACGATGGTAAGGATATGAGTAATTTTATAATAGGCTTTCTTGCAGGACTTCTTTGTGGAGTAGCATTGATGTTATATATTCAACTTAAATCGTAGTATCTTTTACAATTTAGTGTTTAAGTAAGTCGGACTTACTTCTTTACCATAAGAAATAGCCCGACAGTTCTGAGAAATCAGGACTGTCGGGTTTTTTATTTGGCAAAAAAATGAGCGACAAGGACAAAGAAAAGGATTTTGAGTCGGCGTTTAACGACGCTTATGACCTTTGGTATCCCTGGATTTCAGAGGCTCACACTGACTTTAAGCATGTCGTGGACCATCCCTGGACGGCGGCAGACATTGTGTATTTCATGCAGGAGAACCGCGAGGTCAATAACTTCAATCTCACCCGGCGAGTCGTCAAACTTATTACCGGCTATGAGAGGCGCAACCGGCTTGCTTTGAAAATCGGCCCGGCTGAAGGCGAAGACGACAAGGTAGCGAGCCAGTTGACGGGCTTGGTAATGCCTTTGATGGAGAATCAAAGGGGGTATGAGATAGTAAGCGATGCCTTCGAGGTTGGGGCGTTGATAACCGGTTTGAACCTTGTCGAGCCATATCTTGACCGTAACGGGCGGATTAAGTTCAGCCGCAAAGGTTACAACAAATGCTTATTGGACCCGCACTTTACCCAGCGCGACTTGAGCGATTGCGGCCATATCATAATCCACGAGGAAGGAATGTTAACTTCGGACGTTCAATCGCTGGTGCCGGGTAAGGATAATCTCATTGCCGAATATGCCAAAACAACTACTGAAAGCGGAGCAAGCCTGCCGTTTTCTGCTTATAGAGGCAGGGGCCGGGACGAGGGTAAACGCTGTAATTATTCGGCGTTCTGGCAACAAAAACTTCGCAAAGCAAGATTTATCGGCAATCGCCGGACAAAGCAGTTTTTTGAGTGGAAGAGCGATAAAGAAGAGCTTGATGCACTGCTTAATCAATACCCATTACAGCTTGTATCGTGGACAGAGGAGAAAGAGACCGTTGAGTTGGAGTGTTACGTGAATGGCCGGCTGGTTTGGAACGGCCCGGACCCGAACAAGATAGACGAATATCCGTTCATTGCGATTATGGGGTTCTGGTATCCCGATTACGATGATATGTCCAAGAAGCTGCAGGGTATTGTCCGACCTATTCGGGGCCCGCAGCGAGAGCTTTCAAAACGGCTTTCAAAGATTATCGATATTCTCGATAGCCAAATGGCATCGGGCATTGTGGCGGAAGAAAATGCCCTGGTAAACCCGGATGACATTCATACCAGCGGTCAGGGCAAAGGTCTCTTGGTAAAAGAAGGGGCGATAGCCGGCCAGAAGATTATATTCAGAGACAACCCGGGCGATGTGCAACCAGGCCTGCTTCAGCTTAACCAAACGCTTATGAGCATTATCAATGAGATTGCCGGCATCAACGACTCGATGTTCGGCAATGATGAGTTGAACGCCCAGATGTCGGGTTACCTGATGAAACTGCGGCAGGGTGCCGGGCTGGTAGCGCTACAGGATTTATTTGATAATCTTCGATTCAGCAAAAAACAGCTTGGTTTCAAACTGATTAAACTTATTCAGGCAAATTACAATTCGCAGCGTGTTGAGCGGATTCTGAACGAGCCGGTTGCAGAGGGATTCTACAAGACAGACCTGGCACAATATGACGTAGTGCCGCAAGAGGGGGTACTTACCGAAACACAACGGCAGATGTTCTACCTGGAACTGATAAACGCCAAGAATCAGGGTGCACCGATAAGTTGGCGAATGATTTTCGAGAACGCCCCGATTCAGATGAAGCAGAAACTGCTTGAGGAAATAGGCAGGCAGGAACAGCAGGAAGCGGCGGGCCAGCAGGAATTGCTGAAAGAAAAGCAGCTTCTTGACCGGATGCGTGAAGCGAAGATTGCGGCTGATATGGGGCGTGGTGTTGAGCGACAGACTCAAGCCGAGGAAAACCGTGCTGATAAAGTTCTTGCGCGGGTTAAGACGGCTACAGAGATACAGAAACTAAAAAATCAGGATGTATTTGGTTTGTTGGACAGAATTATTGCGCTTGAGACGTTGAACGTGAATGCGCGCAAAACGGCAATGACACGGAGATAGGGAAATGAGAATGGTACAGACTGGTGAAATTCTGCCTTGTATGGTGGCTGAGTTTGAGCGGGGCTTTGACGCCGTGCTGGCAAAGAACAAGCACAGGCGGGAGCCTTACTATGTGTTATATCACGCCAATTGGTATGCGAATAACAGCCAGTTACGTTCAGTCTTTTCGCCGAGGGCGAAGCGCCCCCCCAAAATGCTGAATACAATGTGCTGGCTCGTCAACAACAAGACGGGCAGTATCAAACAACTTTGGGTATTGCCGCTGGATGCGCCCGTAGAGCCGCAGATTGAATATGAGGACAAGATAATTGAACCGGTAGTGGAGTCGGCAAGAGGTATGCCGATTGTGTACTAAAAAGGAAAGCTAATAAACAGGGACAAGCTGCCCACGCGGCAGGATACAAAGGATAAATTAACAGTGACACGGGCTATGGCGTTAAATGCGGGTCTTTTCGCCGAAGACTCAAACAGGCCGAAGCCGGGTCTTGAAGTCACAGAAAGGAAAAAACAATGGAACAGGAAAATCAGGTTGAAAATCAAGTAGCGGAAAATCAAACGGATACTCAGGCAGAGGATACTACAACTGAAGCCAGCGGCCAGGCAGAAGAAAAAGGTCAAGAGCAGCAGACCGTTCCTTATGACCGTTTTCAGGAAAAGACTGCCGAAGCCGAGCAACTGAAAACTCAAAACCAACTACTGCAGCAGCAACTTGCGATTATGAGCGCGAATGTATCCACCCAACGGCAAAAACCGACAGAGACGTTTGATATTTTCAAGGAAGTCGGGCTCGAAGGAGATGAGGACATTCCGAACGTAAAGCAGCAAAAGCAGATTATGGAGTATTACGGAAGGACTATAGGCACCCAGCTTGCAAATCTGCAATTTAAGCTTGACCGTCCTGATTTTTCACAATTGGTTGGAAAACCTGAAGATATTGCCAGGGGACAGTTTGCCAAACCGTTGAACGAAGCATTAAAAACCAATCCGGCCCTGATAACGCAGATACAGACAAGTTCAAATCCTCAGCTGACAGCTTATGAGATTGCAAAGGCATACCAGACCATTCATCAAGCGACCAAACCCGCCGAAAAGGACAAAAATAAACCCATAAACACAGACAAGATTAGTGAAGCTGTTGCCAACGCTAACAGGGTTAAGTCCTCCAGCAACGTCAAGGGTGGCGGGGGCCTGAGCGAAGAAGGCAGGTATGTCAATATGAGCGATGAGGAGTTCATCAAGATTGCGGAGCAGAACGGGGCCCAACTGTATTAAGGAAGAACCGATATGGATAATCTTACAACTACTTCAGTAATAACGCCGGCAGTAATGGCTTATTTTATGAGGATGCTGCTGGTGCGAAATAAAGCCTACCTGATTCATGCCCTGTTTGCGGACAGGTTCGACATACCTTCAGGAGCAGGCAAAACGGCAAAGTGGAGACGGTATGCACAATTGCCGACCGCGACTACTGAAATTTCAGAAGGTGTTACACCCCCGGGGAGAAGACTCAGCAAGCAGGACATCAGCGCAACGCTGGCTCAATATATGGATTATATTCACATTACCGACGTCCTCGAATTTACCTGCGAAAACAAGATTTTGAATGTGGGGGTCAGTGAACTTAACGACCAGATGTATCGCACTGAGGACGAATTGACGCGAAACGTGCTGGTAACTACGGCGTCAGCCATTACCGCATCGCATGGAGCGGACCCGATTACATGCCTGAACGAAGACGACATCGACACTATTGCCAACACGCTGCAAAACAATGATGCGCGTCCGGTAGCACCGATGATACGGGCAAGCACCGGGCAGGGAACTTCGCCGATTATGGCGGCCTACTGGGCATTGATGCACACCCAGCTCAATAGTGACCTGAAAAAGGTAAGCGGGTTCCTGAATACTTCAGAATATGCCAGACAAACAGGGGTAATGGAAGCAGAGCGCGGCTCTGTTGGTGAGGTAAGGTTCCTTGCATCGAGCCTTGCACACAAGGAAGGTTCCGCAACCGAAGCGTTTCCGGCAACAGCGGGGACATACTTCTATATCGTGGTCCTTACCAAAAACGCTTACGGCATCGTTGACCTGAAAAAGGCAAATGCCAAATTGATTATGCACGGCAAAGGTTCAGCAGGTTCAGCCGACCCTGGCGACCAGAGACAAACCGCTGCCTGGAAGTTTATGTATGCCTGCCGAATCCTGAACGATAACAACGTAATTGTGCTGAAGGTGACGCGCAGAAGTTAAGAAAAATTCAAGTTGATAAAAGTTAATAAGGAGTTTAACGATGTTTGAACCTGTTTTACTTAAACTAAAGGGGTCTGCTTTGGCAGTCAATCTTGACCTCGGTTTTATTCCGCAAAAAGTTAGAATAACCGAACTTCATGCAACCACTCCGATGTTTTTCGAGTGGTTTGGCGAGATGATGGAAGATGGTACTGACGTTACTTACGAGGCCTCAGTCTCTGAAAACGGTATTGATATTGACGGAGCTGGTGTTACGACTGTAATCACCACCGAATCCAGTGGAATCAAAGCCTATGACGGCGCCAAGACACCGCAAGTTTTACTCGAAGACCCATCGACCGGCAAACTGACAAAGACCGACATTTATGGCAATTACGACATAACTGCCGATTACGATTCGGTTGGTACAGCCAGGTCAGCTACGGTTATCGGTACGGTTGTCAGGCCGACAACTCATAACGGTTATGTCTATGAGTTGATAACTAAAAGTGCTTCTGCATCCGGGGCCGAACCAACATGGGGTACAGTACCAGGCGAAACAACTACTGATGCAAGTGATAATATCTGGATGTGCCGTGAGGAGAATCTCGTTGCCAACAAAGGTCTCGGTATCACGATAGGTGCAAGTGTAGTTACAACCGATGCTATATATTACGTTGAAGCTTACAGATTTCAACGCTGCGAAGACCTTAGTTAAAAAACCGAATAATTAACTGAAAGGGTATGTTATGGCAAAAGCAACATTAGAGGCGCCGCTCAAACCGGAAACGGCGGCCCCGAAAAAACAAGACCGGCTGGTAAGAGTAAAAATAACCAACAAGGAATTGGCCGAGGGCGCGGACTGGCAATTTAACTATGAAGGCACACCTTACGCGGTCATAAACACCGGGGAATGTACGCTGCCGGAAAGCGTAGTTGACCACTTGGAGAAACTGGCGATGCCTCGCAAAGCCTATAAAGAAGGTCAAGAGTCCGGGCAGAGCATCGTTGTTGTTGGAACTTATCACCGTGTCATAGTTCAAAGGCTGCCGGACATACCTGCAAGTGAAGGATAAGGTAACAATTAAGTAATTAAAATGAGGATACGACAATGAACAGATTGAAATGTTTGTTAATTATGTTTGTATTGACGGTATTGCCTGCTGTCGTATGTTTGGGCGAATTTGACATCAACTACCGGAACGTGAGCAATCCACGATTACTCGAAAGATTGCTCAACGACCGGATAGGGACACTGGATTCCGAAGTAACTGCCCTGCAGGCCCTCAGTGGCGGACTGTACGACAATACCGGCACAGGAAGTATTTTTTATGTCGATAGTGGCGCCGCCGCAGATGGTGCGGGCACTACGTGGGCAACGGCAGTTGATACATTGAAGGAAGGTATTGCCCTGTGTACGGGTAATGCCGGAGATATTATTTACGTCGCGCAGGGACACAAGGAAAACATAAATGCCGCCTCTGCCCTCAATGCGAATATAGCCGGCATTACTATCGTTGGAATCGGCTCTGGTGAAGATATGCCGCAACTTTCCCTGATAACGGACGCCGGTGCCGAACTGACAATTAGTGCAGCCGATGTGACGCTTTACAACATTCGTATTTTAGGTGCTTATACCGGCGGCGTAACGGCAGGCGTAGTTATTACCGCAGATGGTGACGGCGCCCGGATTATCGGCTGTGATTTCTGGGAAACGTCCAATACGATGGAACAGTTGATAATGGTAAGTGTCGCCGCTGACGCCGACTATCTGACTTTTGCCTATAATAGATTTATAGGCACAGACAGCGCCAACCCTTCCTCTGCGATTACTTTTGCGGGCGGCTCCGATAAGACGGTCATTCAGAACAATACATTCATCGGCACCTGGAGCGGTCCTGTTATCGACCATACAACCGCTCTTTCAACAGGGATAATGATTGTCGGTAACTATGTTGTCAACCTGGACGCCACAGCAGGCAAGACAATTCAATTACATGGTTCTGCTAACGGCGCTTTGATTGGCAACAAGTGTTACGCCAACGGCGCTGGTTTTGCTCTTGTCGGCGATGCTATGTTCGTATCACCCGACAATATAGCAATGCAGACCGAGAATGTCGAGACGAGGAACTTCGAGACTATGTTCGGCCCCTACAGGGGCGATGCCGCCGGAACCGCAGGAGATAGTATCTTTGGGGACTTCGTTCTTGCCCAGACCGACCTTGATGCGATACTTGCCGATACCGCGTTATGGGATACTACAGCCGAGTTGCAGACAATACTTTTTGGTTCGGCTACAGCCGGTTCGACTGCCACTGCGACAGCAGCAGTGCAGGCAACAGCCGATGCTATCGAGGTAGATACAGGAACGGACATACCGGCCACATTGTCTGGTATCAACACAGCGATTGCCTCTATAGACGCTACTGGTTTCGCGGCGTCCGCTACAAGCGACCCTGCCAGTACCGTCATAGTAGAATGTACTACGTTAGCCAATTTTGGTAATGATTACTTCAATACCGGATGGTCGTTAAAATGTATGCTGGATATTTCCGGTGTTGGCTCAGCCCCTGAAGGTGAGATTTTTGATATTATCGACTATGTTTCGGCAACAGGCACATTTACCGTCAGTGAAGCATTTACCGCAAAGGTAACAACAGGCGATGGTATATGGGTTTTCCGCCAGGACGAATTGAACCTCAAAGACGATACGATATTAGGTTGCGCGGGAGTGGTTCGATACGTTGATAGTGGGGCGGCTGGTGATGCTACAGGTCTGATTTTGGAAAACGCCCACCTGACATTCGCTGCTGCCGAGGCAGCCAGTTCAGCCGGCGATGTAATTTATATCGCTGACGGCCACGATGAGGAGATAGGCGATGTCGTTATAGATGTAGCCAATCTTACGGTTATCGGTATGGGTGAAGGCGATGCCCGACCGTTGATGACCTGTGATGCATCCACCGATGAAATCACTATTACCGGCGCCGGTGTTACAATGAAGAACATTCGGTTTGAACCTGGCGCTGACCAGGTAGTTACCGTTTTCCGGGTTGAATCTACGGGTGTCGGCTGCACGCTTGAGAACCTCTCGTTTATTAGAGGTGAGGCTAATAACGAGGAATTTGTGATTTGTATTGACGTTGACGCAACGGCTTTCCAACTAACCGTTAAGGACTGCACATACCACAATACCTACGCTACCACCGCTCACGCCAGTTGTTTTATCGACCTTACGGATGGCACCATTGACGGATGTACGATAACCGGCTGTAACTTATTTGGTGAGTTTGCGAATGGCGCTATTTACTCAAATCAGGTCTGTACGAATCTGTCGATTATAGACAACGTGACAAGTAACACCACATCGACTAAATACGCTATTCAGTTGAGCGCTGCTGCAACTGGTGTCCTGGTAAATAATACGTTGTACTCCGATTCTTATCTGACGATGCTCGACCCTGGTTCTTTGAAATGTTCAGGCAATCTTGGAGTTGACGCTATAGACCAGCAGGCTATAGCCATACCGCTAAGCGCCGAAACTTCCGATGTTACCGAAGTTGCTGCGGGTTCTAATCTTGAACGGCTCGAATGGCTGCAAAAGCAGACCGATGATATTGCGGCCCAGCTTGGCATAGATTCTACTGCTGACAATGTGTTTTACGTTGACGCAAGCGTTGCTGGTGGCAGTGGTCTTGGTACAAGTTGGCTTGACGCCGAGGCTACGCTGGTTCTTGCCATAGGCGATGCAACCACTAACACGGGCGCATATATCTTTGTAGCTTCAAATCACGCAGAGAATATCGTCGGTTCTGTAGCTGTTAATAAGGCTGGTATTTCGATAATTGGTTTAGGCGTTGGTGAATCAAGGCCGATATTTACATTTGATACCGCAAACGATAGCCTTGCTCACACTGTACCTGATGTGAAATATAAAAACCTTATCTTCACGCCCTCTACTCAGGACAATACTGTGGGCATTAGTTTGGATGCCAGTTCTGATGGTGCGACTTTCGAGGACTGTGTATTCAGGAACAACACCACCAACGAGTTCACCAATCTCATTACTTTGGCGGGTGGATGTGATGATGTCCGGTTTACGAGGTGTCAATTCATCAATGATACCGCCGTTGGCGCTCACGTAGCCGCTATTGAAAATATCAGCAACCCGGTTGATAACCTGATAATCGAGGACTGCCAGTTTCATGGTACTTTTACAACGGCGGCTATTCACTCCACCAAGATTGATACTAACCTGATGATACGGAACAACACGATTTACAACTATTCACCTTCTGATTACGCGATAAAACTTACTACGACCGCATTAGGTACGATGTACGGCAATAAATGTTACACGCCCACATACGGGACTTGTATAGACCCTGGCTCACTGCAATGCTTTGACAACTATATTTCGCACGTTATCGATGAATCGGGTTTCCTTTTCCCGTCCGCTCCAGTAACTAATCCAGCTATCGAAGGTACAGGCAGGATTATCTATGTTGATTCCGGTGCAACTGCCGGTGGCGGTGGAACGTGGGCAACTGCTTTGAATACCATCGATGCCGCTATGGATTTAACTTCTGCCAACCGAGGCGATATTATCTATGTCGCGCAAGGCCATAAAGAGACCGAGGATACCGGTGCTATATTTACGGCTGATGTTGCGGGTGTTTCGATTATCGGCATAAGTAGTGGTTCATCTTTCGCTACTGTAGCTGCCGGCGACGCTACTGATAACCAGATGCCGGTATTCATTTTGGACAATGCCGCTGCGACCATAAGCGTAACTGCTGCGAATGTTACACTTAAAGGCTTAAAAATAGAGTCTGATGTTATTGACTGTGCTGTCGGCATTACCGCCGCCGCTGGGGCGGATGGTTTGGTAGTTGACGGTTGTTATTTCCGGGACGGCGCTGCTGCCGAAGAACTGGTAATCGGTATAAGCATTGCAACTACCTGTTCAGATGTTCAGGTTAAGAACTGTTACTTTTCGACTTATGCCGCCGGCGGATGTGCAAATGCTATCCTGTTAGCTGGTTCATCTGATGACAGTATCTTCGAGAATAATATAGCGAACGGCACATACTTGACGGGTGCATTTCTGGCAACTGCTGCGGCTTCTCGTAACCTTACTTTGATTGGCAATACCTTTTGTAATCAAGGGGTGATTGCCGTTGACCTTAATGCTGCAACAACCGGCATTATGAAAAACAACTATCTGGCAGGTACGACTTCGATTGCGGCCGCTTTGACCGATGTTGACGCAATGTGGCTGTTTGAGAACTACGTATCAGGTGAAGACAACAAGAGCGGTCTGCTTGACCCGGTTGCCGATGGCGATTAACAGTTTAACTTTAATGGGTGGGGCTTAACCGCCCCATCCATTACTACGGATTTACTTTATGAGGCAAGACAATGTCCATCACCTGGACTTTAGCGGAAATACGGGCGAAGGTACGCAAACTATGTCAAAGACAGGATACGGCGGATTTATCGGACAGCGACATCAATGATTTAATCAACGATTTTTACCGTAACCAGTTCCCGACAGATGTTTATGCGGCAAAAATAAAAGGCTGGTACTCATTCGATACGGCCAGCGGTGACGGCGGGGAATATACACTTGGTGAAACGGTTATTACTATCAGCACACCGCTTACAGTTACCGATTCGGATGATTATGTCTCCAATGCTACCCTTTATTTGAACAAGGACAAATTCTTTGAACTGTACCCGGCGGACAGTACAGATGAAACAGCGGAGGAAAACCAGCCCGCAGCGTTTTTACTGTATAACAATATCCTCTATGCAGCACCGAAGGCTGATGCGGTTTATACCGTCAAGATGGCGGCGGACTTGAAACCCGCTGCCTTGTCAAGTGATTCTTTGGTGCCTCTTGATGTCCGCTGGGGGCCTGCTATTGCCTACGGAACCGCCATTTTGATTCGTATGGACAATAACGAAACCGATGAAGCAAAAGAACTTGTGCCTACGTACCAGTGGCATATCCAGCAGATTAACCGTCCACTATTGAAACAAATCAGCCAGGCAAGGGCTGTGCCGAGGTTTTAATGATGAAGAAAATACTCTACATTTTGTTGTTTCTGGCAATGACCGCATACGCAGACAGGCAACGGTACGAAACCCTGCGGAACTATTGTGTGCTGCAACTGAAGTGCAACGACAACGCCGACAGCAATGTTGTTCTCGACAGCTCACCTTATGGAAACCACGCAACGATGCACGCCATTTTCGAGGGCTTTGACCCGCCAGACAATATGGAAGACACCAGCTACAGCCATGTGACAGGTTTGGTTGGTTCTGGAGCTTTCACAATCAATGATTTCCCACTGGGGAATTTTGGGATTATTCAAATTCCAGATTGCCCGGCCATTCAATTTGGTACGGGCAGCTATACTGTCTGTTTTTGGCTGAAGTCTGCATCTTTGGGTAGTGATAAGAGCGTAGTTTTTTACAAGGGTGATGAACTTAGAATACACCTGCAAAACGTAGAGGGGTCAGATATAGATTTCTCTTTGGGGATTGGAGATAATATCGAGTTGAATACATCTCATTACGCAGATGACACTCCGCACATGATAACTATGGTGCGTGATTGCACGGCAAAAAAGGCATACATTTACAACAACGCGGTTTTGGATGGCCCTGTAATAGGATTTACAAGTGCTGCAGATGTCAGTTATGCGGGTTCGGACATCTTTATAGGTGCTCCAGATGGCTCTTATGAGGAGACAGGCAAACATACAGTTTTTGTTCTCGATAATTTTATGTTGTTTAACCGTGCATTGACACAGGCTGAGATTAGCTGGCTTTACGTCAACGGGGAAGACATGAATTACCTGGAAACAAAAGACCGCAACCGGTCAAGATACGAATAAGGAGAAATTGAAATGAAAAAATATGCTTCGATATTTTTAATAATCTTCCTGCTAACTTGCGTGGTTTGGGCGATTGAGGGCATGTACACTTATGACAAAAAAGGTTCTATGGTTGACCCGGGCCAACTCCACAGCGCTCAACAGGCGTGGGTGGTTGTGGATTCCACAACAAGTGACGGGACTGAACCGACAGCCCTTGCTGCAGATGAGCGCACATACACTGCAGTTGTTGCGGCCATAGCGGCGGCGTCAAGCGGTGATGATGAAATTTCGATTTATGCAATACCGAGTCGGGCAAACAGCGCCCGGTTCCGGTGTATGGGGATAACCAACGAGGGGACTATAACCTACCAGATATACCTGGGCACTTTAGGCCCCGGCGGAACTAATTGCGAGCTGGTAAATGCCGGCCAGTTGGCATTTGTAATCGGCCAACAGGTATCAACAATGAGCGGTTATGAGATGGCAGATACCCTGACCATTACCGAGTATTGCTGGAGCAGTGCCTGGACTGCAAAATCACCGACAAACGGCCTTGTTGCCGAAGGCCGGGTGGATTTACAGGGCGCCGATGTGATGATTATTGTGGCGACAACGGTAACCTGTGATGCAAAACTTTTAGTTAAGGGGTACTAAAATGGCCTGGAACAAAGCGAATCCGGCTACAGGGATAAAGGCCAAATCACTCGATGACCACGTGCGCACCAACCAGGATGCCCTCGAAACGGCCTGTAACAGGGAGCATGAGTTTTCTACCGGCGGCACAGTAGCCGACCAGATGCACCACAGGAAAGGTTCGGCACGACCCTTTTTTCAGGATTCGGCGCCGACTGCAAGGGTGGACGGTACGGCCTTTACCGCAGAAGATAACGGGTCATTGTGGGTCGATACCAATAGTTCACCGGATAACCAATTCAATATCTTAACCGATTACTCCGTGCCCACGTGGACGCCTGTATCGACCGAGATTATCGCTGTGGCGGTAGCGGCAATCCATACGTGGGCATTAACGCAGACGTTTTCTGTTTCACCCGTTTTTACAAAAGGCATTGTTACCAATGATGCTTATTTGCAGGGCAGAAATGTCGCCAACACCGCCAATATCAATATAGCCAAAGTCAATACCAGTAACGGTATTACTTTAGGGGCTGTTACCACTTTGCCGGATACTTCGGCACTTGCAACATCAGGCGCCCCGGCGGCGGATGCGCAGGTTGCCAATAAAAAATATGTCGATGACCAAACCGACCCTGCTTATGCCGGTGGCCAAGACCACGATTTTATTGGTGGCTTAAGCATAAAAACTGGCAAAGTATCTGTACCTGGTGCTGGCACGACGGTAGTAACCTTTGCAATTGCCGGAGCCAGTTTCTCAAATAATATTATAAGTGCTTTCGTTACTTTAACAGGAGCTAATATTAATGAGAGCGCATCAGTTACCGCAATAAGTGCAGCAGCAATGACCATAAGGAATGGCACGCAATTTACTACCGATGTCTTTTGGATAGCAATAGGACATTAAATGCGATACGAACCATATCCCGTGTATGACCTCAGGGCGGGTAAAGTTACGGCAAAAGAACCCTGGCTTGTGCCGAAGGACGCTTTTCCGGTGATGCTCGACTGCCATTTGAGACGCGGTGTGCTGGAAAAGAGGAAAGGATATACCGAGTTCGGGCAAATAGTACACACCAACACCACAACCGAGGCCGACACAAACCCCGGAAATGCCGTTATGGGTATATGGAGCTACTTTCAGGGAAACAGTACCGAAATGCTTGCAATGGATACCGAACGGGTTAATAAATATGACGCCGGTGTGTTTAAGGACCTGACATTAAACAAAATCCGGTTCCAGCATGCCTCAAAGCAAAATTGGCAACCTATACCAACCAGTGTCATAAAAGGCGCCACCAGTGAAGCCACCGGTACGGTTGCTTACGTTGTCGTTGACACCGGCACATTCGGCGGCAGCAATGCCAACGGGACGATAGTATTTGCTAACGGTACGGTATCGGGCACGTTCCAAAATGGTGAGGAGTTACGGAACAACGCCAACGCCGCCGAGATAGTCGGCGATGCGGACGGCGCAAATACCGATGACGAGTTCACGGGTGACGATGCGGACTTTTTCTGGTTCCAGAACTGGAAAGACATCGGCTATATAACCAACTACAAGGACCAGATACAAAAATATAACGGTGAGTGTCTTACACGCTTCAATATCGACCTTGATGTCGAACTCGGCCCGGACAACGATGTCGATACGTGCCTTATGATATTCGTTATGAAGAAACATTTGATATTACTGCGTCCCAAGGAGCGCGGCACGGAATACTACAGGCGGGCGCGCTGGTGCGTGGCTCTGACCCCGACACAATGGCGCGACGACGATTATTGCGAAGCCGACACCGAAGATTTTATTATAGCCGCCGACTTCATAGGCAGCAGGCTCATCGTATGGTTCGAGCGTTCCGTATGGGAGCTTGTTTATACCTCAGACCCCGATGCGCCGTTCAGGTTCGAGAAAATATCCGATACCGAAGGCTGTTACGCCACGTTCTCGATTGCGGCCTTCAGCAATGAATTATTGGCCATAGGCCCTACGCGGATGTTGAGTTGTGACGGCAGGGACGTTGACGGCATCAACGATAAAATCCCGGACCTTGTCCTTGAGTTCAACCAGGAAAAGATAGGTTATTGCTATTCGCTTGTATGTGAGGAGATGGACCACGTCTATACCACGTATGCCTCACAGGCAAGCGATTTACCCGACAGGCTTGCAGTATTGAATTTTGAAGAGGCGAACTGGGCGACATACCGGCTTAATGCGCACTGTTTGGGCTATTGGTCGGTCGATGATGACCTGATATTGGATGACATCGAGGACGTACTCGATACGCTTGACTACTCCTTTGACGATAAGGAGCTTATGGCGGGGTTCCCGATAACGCTTATGGGCTGCCGGGACGGGTATGTTTACAAGCTCAACGACAGCGGCGCCGATAACGGCAGTGCAATAGCCTTCGAGGCCCAAAGCGGCAGATGGAACCCTTACGGTGAGGGCGGGCAAAAAGCCAGTTTCGGATTTATAGATTTTCTGGTAGATGTCGATGACACCATATCCTTCGATGTGGACTTCTATATCAATCAGCGAACCACATCATACCTGACAAAAACAATCACCTGCGAAGATACCGCCGGTTCAGGCGGTGACAAGGTCTGGAAGCGCATACACGTGGGCCAGGTAGCGGACTTTCACCGGATAAAAATAAGCAATGATGCAATTGCACAGCGACCGCGCATACACGCGATAGTACCCTGGATGAAGCGTTCGGGAAGGAGAGGTTGATATATGGACAAACTCAAACAATCACAGAGATTGACCGACTGGGACGAAAAAAAGCCCCTGCGGGATTATATCAAGTTGTTTGTAATGCAACTGGAGCAAATATACGCGGACGTCGCCAGGTGCGTCAATCACCTGCTGGGCTACCAGGTGTCGGCAACGTGGAATCCCGGCAGTATTGCGGACGGTGCCGGTGAATCAATGGACGTGACTGTTACCGGTGCGAATTTAGGCGATTTCGCAAGAGCGAGTTTTTCATTAGACACAACGGACTTGACATTGACAGCAGATGTTACGGCAGCCGATACGGTGACGGTGCGACTTAACAACAATACCGGCGGCGCCGTTAATCTTGCAGAAGGAACGGTACGGGTAAAGGTCTTTCCGAAATAGAGTATGAAAATGCTATTTTTCAGCACAAGCGGCGATACGTTGCCGGTGGTTTACCGGCTGAGACGCGAGGGCGTTGACGCAGGTATTTACCTGCATAACCCACAGTACAGGGGCAATTACGAAGGCATTATACCGAAGATAACGGCGGCGAATCTGAAAAGGGAACTAAAGAATACCGATATTGTTGTTTTCGATATTGTCCGCCCGAACGAAAAGGCAAAGTACGATATAATTCTTTTGAAGATGTTCGGCCTTAAACCGAACCTGCCGAGCGTGTTCGGGCCTGTAGCCGACAAGCTCAAAAAAGACCACAGGGTAATCGGCGCCGCAGCGGCAACAGAGGAAATCGAACTTGACCGCAGCAAGGGAACACAACTTGCCGAAAAAATGGGTTTTGCAATACCCGAAACGCACCGGTTCAAAACGCTGACCGAAGGCGTTGTTTTTTTGAAAGGCCGCAAAGACAAATGGGTATTCAAACCGGAGAACAACCAGGACCTTGACCTTACTTATGTCGAGAAGTTCACAGGTGAGCTTGCCGAAAAAATGCAGGGGGAATACCAGGCCAGAATAGGTGATAACTGCGATTATATCCTTCAAAAGAAGATTGACGGAACGGAAATATCCACCGAAGTATGGGTGAACACAAAAGGCCCCGTGCATTTTAACCGCACTATTGAAAGCAAAAGGTTTATGGACGGCAACAAAGGCCCGTCCATAGGCAGCCAGAGCAATACCGTCTGGATTGAAAAAGACCACAGCACCATAGTTGTCCCTATGATGGTAAAAATGGCGCAGTGGCTCAAATCGGCAGGCTATATCGGCCCGTGTGACGCCAATTGTATTATCAGCGAGGGCAAGCCGTATTTTCTCGAATGGACGCCGAGACTGGGCTACGATGCGCTGTTTTGTCTTTTGACACTGCTTTCGGGCAGCATAACGGATTTTTTCAAAAAAGACTTTGATGTAAATTTCAGTAACGGTTTTGCCGCAAGCGAAAGGCTTACCATACCGCCGTTTCCTTATGCAGTAAAATCCCTGCGCGACGACTTTGCCAAAGATGTTTCGATTATGGGCAATCTCACGGATTACCCGTTCTTCTGGGCACAGGACATTTACTCCAGCGGCTCCGGTATCAAGTGTGCCGGTTCGGATGGTATCCTTGGCGCCGTTACGGCAAAGGCACCGACACTGCAGGAAGCATGGGGACGGCTTCACAACGCCATTAAGAAAATCAAGGTGTGCAGTTATCTGCAGTACCGGCAGGATGGTTTGAAAGAGGCCGAGAAAAGATTGAAGGGATTGAAAGTTGCCTGACATAGACAATTTACAATTTGTTCGGATATACAATTTTTGTCTCATACCGCGTTCATTGTTCGAGAGTGCCAAAGACATGGATGCGGCAAAGATTGACAGAATATACAGGTTCGGCCAATTGTTTACGACCAGTCCTTTGACCTTACTTTATGTTTTAATAGATATAAGCAACAAGATAAAAGGTGTTCTTTGGGCCGATATTGACGCAATTGACGCCATAATCTTTGTGAAGTTTTTCGCGTTGGACAAGGAATATCAAACTCCAGTGCCTATGCTAAGAAGCCGTATCTTGGAAAAAACAAGAGATTTTCTGTTCAGTTTGCCAACAGGGCCTGACTTAAAAAAAGAAATTCATTTTTTAACACTTAATCCGGGTGTCCCAAGCGAGTATGAAAAGCTGGGAATAAGACGCTCAAAGCATATTTTATTAGAGGTGACCAATGAAATCAATGGACAAGACAATCACGGTAATCCGAAACGGCATGATGTTTCAAATGCCGACAAACCCGTTAAGCAGCCGGAGATATGAAGGCGGCGGTCCTGTTGGTCAAAAGGTACAGCAACACGAAACTCTAACGCCAGGCCAGAGAGAATTTCTGGATTCTCTTACCGGCCAGCTTACCCCTCAGGTCGGCCAGGGAATAACGCCGTATCAGGGCGAAAGGGTAGCTCCTTTTGGGCCTTTACAGGAACAGGCCCTTGGAATGGCTGGCGGTTATGAGCCTGGCATACGCGCCGGACTAAAGGCTTATGGTGGATTCGACCCTGCACAAGGGCAGGATTTTCTTGGTATAGGTCAACAAATACTGCAATCTGCCGGTCAGCCATACGACCCTACAGGCGCAAAGGAATACTGGGAGCAGAGCTTCAAGGCCCCTGCAATGCAGACATGGCAGCGGGACATTATACCCGGCCTTAAGGAATCTTTTTCGGATGGGGCCCTTAACAGGGCATTAGCCAGAAGCGCAGAAAGCCTGGGGCTGGGGCTGTCCGGTCAGCTTGGCAGCATTCTACAAAGCGACCGTGAAAACTACCTTAACCGGCAGATGCAGGGGGCAGGATTGGCCGGCAGTTTCGCTCAACTTCCGGGTCAACTTGCGACACAAGGACAACAGTTGGCAGCCGGCGGATTAGGTGAAATGGGGTTCATGGGTGCAATGGAACAAGCATTAAGACAGCAAACGGCTGAAGCTCAACAACAACAATGGGGCGAAGCGCAACCTTATGAAAACCCCTGGTTGCAACGATTTGCTTCGCTGGTACTGGGTACACCAGCCTTTGAAAATATCGGGTTCCAAGGATTCTACAAGCCGAGTACTTTTGAGACTCTGGCAGGTGCGGCAGCCCAGGGCGGCGGCGCTTATTTCGGAGCGAAGGCAGCGTCTGACAGACGGCTCAAAGACAACATTGAACCAGTAGAAAATGCCCTTGAAAAGGTCGAACAACTGGAGGGAAAAACTTTTCATTACATCTGGAAGCCACAGGCTGAACGGGAAGCGGGACTTATTGCGCAGGACCTGGAAAAGGTTCTGCCGGAAGCTGTCGTAGAAATAAACGGCATAAAATTTATTAAATATGATGGGGTAATAGCCTTGCTTGTAAATGCCGTAAAAGAACTTAATCAAAAAATAGATGTAAGGGATAACTGACATGGCAACGATAATACCGGCGCCCGCAGGTTCGGAACGAGCAGGACGAGCCTTGCAGGAAGGCCTGATGATGCTTGCTCAGGGATTAGGTCAATACTACGGTCAAAAAAAGCAACAACAGCAAATGGCTGAATTGGCTAAAAGTTTATCCCCACCGCAAATACCAACTGCCGGGGGAGAAGATATATTTACTCCGGGCGGCGCACAGAATTTGACGGAAGGCTGGCTTGGGGGCCAGCCGACCGAAACAGGAATGATGCAAGGCGTCCAACTGACACCAATACAATTACTTCAAAAGACATTGCTGGCCGGACGCCCGATGCAAGAAGCTTTGGGAATAGCAAGACTGGCAGACCCGGAAGCGGCCCTGCAACAGGAATACCTGCAGTCGCGGATAGGAGCAACTAAAGCATTGACTGCGCAAAGAAAAAAACCAAAACCGCTTAAATTACCGTTTACAGAGGGACGGATTCAACAGACCCTGGGCGAGCTGGAGGCCGGCGGCGCAACGGATATGCTCGGTACTACAATTCCATTTGGGTCGCGCGAAGATGCCGTAAACCATGTATTGCGAACACTCGGGCCGGAGTGGGAAAATCTGGCGCCGAAAGCACGCGGAATTATCGGCAGGAAATGGCCTGCCGAAACCGAGAAAAAAGAAAAACCGTCAGCACCTGACTGGTGGGCTAAACAGGAAGAACAACAGGCCGGAGATAAATTGAGTGAAATAATGCCTTCGTTGCCGTTGGAATTGATGCAACTTGTAAATCAAGCCGTAAATAAAGGCAGTACTTTTAGTGAGATTCTTAATTCTGATGAGTTATTACCATATTGGAAAAAATGATAATGGCTTCTATAACCGAACTTGCCGGCGGTGAAAAACAAAAAGGCTATTCGCTCAAGGAACTTGCCGAACGAAAGCCACAAAAGGACAATGATGTACCGCTTATAAAACGAATGATGTCTATCGGGGGGGCGGGATTGTGGAAGGGTCTTGGGTTAATTGTATGGCCTTACGAGCGGATAGGTTATACGATTGCAACGCCTGCGGCCACTGCATTAGAGGCAAGAAAAGAGACATTGCAGGCACGAGGACAATCTACGAGTTTTGGGAATTTATTCAGACCACGATTTGACCTTACCAAAGAAGAAGCCACAAAAGAATTGCAGGCCCTGGGCACAGGTATGAAAGCGGTCGGCAAGGCGTGGATTCCGGGAGCGGATGTTCCGAAAGAAGTCAAGACGTATGGCGATTTTTGGGACGGATATTATGAGTCCGTTACGGGAGAAAAAGCGCCGGGTTATTACAGCAAAGGAATGGATATGGCAACAAGTTTTCTTGTTGACCCGATGGTTTTTGGCAAATTGCTGCAAGGAATCAGCAAAACAGCAAAGTTGACCGGGATACCACAAAAAATAGCACAGGCACGATTGCCGGAATGGCAAAAAGGCAAATTGATAATGCGGGCCAAGATGGGTGCAAGAACCGAACAAGCCGCAGAACTGGGCAAATCTGTCGGTGGAAAAGACATCAAAAGACTCGCACAGGAACTGACAAAACAGACGGGTAAAAAGATAACGCCTGAAGCAGTGAAACTGAGAATCGGCCAGATTATCAAAGGGGGTATTACCACAAAACCACAACTGGCCGAAAAAGCGAATCCTATTATTGCTGAGTTTGAGCATACAACAAGAGAATTGCAAAATCTCGGCATTCTTGGAAAGGAAACATACCTTACGAAATTACCAAAAAAACGCGTTGCGGCATTGATGCAAAAGAAGATTGAGTTAGTCAGAGAAATAGAAAAACTCAAAGAAGTGCCATACCAAAAAACCTTATTGAAATTAGTTGAAAAACTTACACCAGATGTGAATAGACAAAAACGGTTAGTAGATAAATTTATTGATGTTGCAATAAAGGCAGAACGAAGAGGCAAAAAACTTGTTACTGCCGGAGATGATTTTATTGATGCTGCCATTGAAGTTAGCACCGGCAGTCCTTTAGCAAAGAAGATAACAACGTTGATGGATTTTGCGCCTGGCGATAAAAGGCTTACGATTTTAGGCAAAAAGATTTTGTCTTTAGAAAAGATGGACAGAGCATCACGAAACAAGGCAGCAACCGAAATCTTAAAACAGGCCGCTACAATCAATCCTAAAGTTTCTCAGTATGTTAATCAAACACTGAACGATATACTTAAAATTGCTTCACAAATAGAAGATAGTAAAATAATTGGCAAGGCACCGTTGTTGAGAAAAATAGGTTCTATGCAAAGACGGTTTCCAGGTAAAGCTTCAAAAATCGAAGAATTGCAAACCAACATTGATGATATTGCGCGTCAACTCAAACAATCGGATATTGCCGCAGGCGGCCTTAAATATATGCCGCGGATGTATACAAGCAAAGAGGTTAGTGTGCTTGAAAAACAATTTTACGGATGGAGTCCCCAACGTATTCGTGCGCATTATGCCAAACAACGGCAACCAATTCCATTTGAAGTACGGAAAATGATGGGCGAAATAAAGGAACCGGCGTATCCGGTAATGAAAAGACTTATCCAGGAAGGCGCGGATATAGAAACGGGAAAATTATTTGAGTTTGCAGCCCAAAATCCCGAATGGACGAGCAACATTCCAATCCCGGGATTCAAACAACTGGGTGATACAAAAGCATTAGGCGCATTGCGGGAAAAATGGGTAAATCCGCGAATTTATGATGATGTTACGGAAATTGTACGGACGCGCACCGGGTTTGAGCAGATATATGATACTTTAATCGGGTCGTGGAAACTTGGCAAAGTAGTACTCAATCCAGCAACACATTTCCGTAATAAATTTTCCAACAAAATACTGTTGGACCTTAGTGGTATGGGATATGGGGAGCAAGCAAAATATGCAATTAAAGCGTTCAAACATTACAAACAAAACAGCGATGAATACACAACAGCAAAACATTACTTTGCGAGGACAACGCAATTAAAAGGGGAACTACTTGATGATATTCTCAAAACACAGACCAAAGGCAGCGACTTTAGCAAGGCGATAAATGCGGTTCGCGGCGGCGTAAAAAAGGCAGTTCGCGAACCCGCTAAAATGTACCAACACGAGGAATTTATAAACAAATTCATGAAATATCTCCAGCAGCGTGACCAAGGCAAATCGGTGATGGACGCGGTACAGGAAGCAAATAAATGGCTTTTTGATTACGGAGACCTGACGCGATGGGAGATAAATATAGCACGGCGGGTTATGCCGTTTTATACATTTCCGAGAAAAGCCCTGCCGCGAGTTATTGAGGCCGCAACAGCAAGACCGCATACAATAGCAAAATATCCATTGATTGCGAAAATGACAACACAGTACTCACTTGCAAAATTGAACCTTACAGACAAGGATTACAGCGAAATAACTAAGGTTTTGCCCGAATATATGCGAAACGGCAGTTATATGCTTATGCCCTACCGGGATAACAACGGAGACCTGCGATTTTTCGACTGGACATATATTCTGCCCTGGGGAGAACTTGCCAACGCAAGTAGCAGAGGAGTACTCGAATCAGCCATAACCAACCCGTTTTTTCAAATCGCTTCGGACCTAATACATAATAAATCGACATGGACGGATAGGGAAATTTATAAGGAAACCGATACAACCAAAGAAAAAAGCCTCAAGATGTTCAAATATTTTTGGACAAGTCTTACGCCATCCCTTGCCCCTAAAGGGTTGTACTGGGATAAACTTGAACAAGCTGTATTGAAAAAGCCGAGCAAGACGGGCAAAGTCCGGCCATTACCCGAAACCACAGCACATACATTATTCGGACTTCGCACACAGGCAATAGACGTTCAGGAACAAAAGAAATTCAAACTATTCGATAAAAAACGACAGGCCAAAGAAATTAGCAGCAAAATGCTGGATATTGCTCAAAGGTTAAAAAGCGGCAATATAAGCAAAGATGAATATACCAGGAAACGAAAACAGTATTTACAACAAATTAAGGAAATTATGAAACCATGACGACAAAAAACAATAATAACGGTTTTATACTGTTAAAGCGTTATTGGCTGATAATCATAATGGTAGCGGCGATAGGCAGCCCTTTTGCTACCTTTGCCACATACCGTGAACGGGTCAATACACTCAAGGAAACGGTTACGCAACAACAGGCAAAGATAAATGAGAACAGTGTTGCCGTTGCCAGAATTGAGACTAAACTTGCCAGCATTGAAACAAAAGTAGATTTAATAATGAACGGGCTGGGGCTGAAAGATGGCAGATGAGACCGAACAAAACCGGCGATTATTTCTTATCGATACCAAGCTGGCAACGGTTGAGGAACTGGCACAGCAGGTTTTGGACGGTATTAAGCAGATACGCCAGGATGCGCAGGCGGATATGAACGGCGCCGCAAAAACAACAACCCCCCAGCAAGAAGAATGATAGTTGAGGGTTCGGGCACTTCAGGCTGATAGTCGATACGGATGTTATCCAGGGCAAAGCAGGCCAACGAATAAACCTTAAAATACTTTATGTCGCAGGCTTCACGATAGGTATAAAGATTTGAGATGTGAGCAGAACTGGGGGTAGTAGAGTTTGCCGTAAGCACTTCGTACCACTTATTATAACTTTTGACGAACACAGGGCCGGGTATCGTGCCGCTTTTGGCCGTAACACTTATATCGATACGGTAAGCAAAACCGTTGTCGATGACTATTTCAAGACGGGGTACGTTCCACCACCATTCATAGAAAAGAGATGTTGCAGGGTCTTGCCAGCCGATTGAATTATCACCAAAGAGGCCCAGGGGATTGGATGATTCTAATGCGAAAATAGTGCTACTTTTACCACCTGCAAAATTGTAAGTACGAAATCTTATATCATCGTAAATCATACCCATATCCGTGCCGGCAGCAAAATCATCGGCCTCAATAGTGATGATTGCTGCGTTGCAAGTGCTTATCAGAACAAGAGTTACGATAAGTGAAAGCAGGTATTTCATCTTAAAACCTCCTAAAGTTGCCGCATTATACCATAGCAGAGCGGGTTTGTCAAGGATTATTTAAGTGGAATTTGATTCGTATCGGAGTTTTGAATCAAATCTTTAATTGAGTACCTTTTTTGTTCTCGTATTTTTTCATTTTCAGTACGCTTGAATAAATCGATATAATATCGCTCGGTATAAGTATTAGCAAATTGATTATATTGA